GGAACTATAGAAGAAGAGGTCGATAGGTTTACGCTTAAGAGCTACAAGACTGACTTTAAGATGTACACTTGGCTACAAAGCAATAATGTAAAGTCACAACAGTCGACTGCTATTGCTGTATACTATAAACCTTTATTGACGGAGCTTTTAGAGTTGCAGGGTGGTAAAGATCCCCAACTCAACGAAGGTTACAACCATATGAAGAAGGCCGAGGTCAAGAGGTTCGTAGAGTTCATTGCTAATATTATCGGAGATGCTGAGACTTGGGGAGCAAACCAAAAGACGGTACGTAAGACTCGTAAAAAGAAACCTGTATCTGCAGAGAAACAGATTAAGAGACTAAAGTTTAAACAATCACACGAGGAATATAAACTCGTAAGTATTAACCCAGCTGATATTGTCGGTGCTGATCAGTTATGGATATTCAATACCAAGTATCGACGACTTACTGTATATAATGCAATGGGTCCAGCTGGTTTATCCATCAAGGGAACTACATTACAAGGTTATGATCCTGAAAGTTCTGTTACTAAAACTGTACGGAAACCAAACGATGTATTACCTAATGTCTTGAACGGTGGTAAAAGAATTCTTAAAAAGATGATGGATGATATAAATAGTAAGGCAAGCGAACCTAACGGACGTATAAACTCGGAGACAATACTATTAAGAGTGACAACAAGATGAGTGCTAACAATGTTCTGAAGTTTCCAAACATCGGTAAAGTACCGACTGCAAGGAATATGGAAGAGCTCAGTACTGAGTTTTTGAATAATAAAAAGAATTATGTAGATCATGTTGTTGATCATTACGGTACACAGCTTATAAACAAACTAGGATTGCACGGCTTCGACATATACGAAGAAAACTTTATCATTCGTTATTCTTATACCATCGAATCGTTAAGAGCGTGTCTGTATGGTACATTAGATATCGATCATCCATTCATAGAGCATATGGAAGATATGCTTGAGATGCTACCTGATCCACCAGAAGAAATAGAAGATCTCGAAGACGAGTAAACTTATTGACATTTTGCTTCTAGTCAATTAGAATATATAATATTGAATAGAATTGAGAGTTGACATGATACTCGTGGATTTAAATCAGGTTATGATCAGTAACTTGATGATGCAGATAGGTGGCAAGAATGTTCCTATCGATGAAGATCTTGTACGTCATATGGTTCTAAACTCATTGCGATTATATCGCAGAAAGTTTGGAGAAAAGTATGGTGAACTTGTTATCTGTTGTGATGACAAGAACTACTGGCGTAGAGATATATTTCCTTACTACAAAGCTCATCGTAAGAAGGATCGTGAAAAGTCAGGTCTTGACTGGCATACGATCTTCGAGGTACTGAATGGTATACGCGATGATCTTAAAGAACACTTTCCTTATAAGGTGCTGCAGATCGACCGCGCAGAAGCAGATGATATCATTGCAACATTATGCCATCAGTTCGGTCATTTAGGTATTCAGAATGGTTCTGCAGAACCTATACTTATACTATCTTCGGATAAAGATTTCGTACAACTGCAGAAGTATGCTAATGTTGAGCAGTATAGTCCTATGCAGAAGAAGTATGTAAATTGTAGCAACCCAGCAAGGTATATCCATGAACACATACTTAAGGGCGATCGCGGCGACGGCGTTCCTAATTTTCTATCTGCTGATGATGTATTCATTGTAGGTAAAAGACAACGGCCACTCGCTTCTAAAAAGATCGATGCTTGGAATGGTATGTCACCCGAAGAGTTCTGCAATGAAGAGATGCTGCGTGGTTATAAACGAAATCAGCAACTAGTAGACCTTGACTATGTTCCTGATGAAGTACAAAGTAAAGCGCTCGAAATGTTTAATTCTTATAAATTAAATGGCAGAGATAAGATCTTCAATTATTTTATTCAGAAAAGAATGAAGAACCTAATGGATTGCATACAGGAGTTTTGACATGGCTTATAAAGAAGGCGTTGCTGAGATACTTGCAAGGATCTCAAAATTAAAAACTAAAAAGCAACGTGTACAAGCAATGCGCACGGATCATAATATCGCGCTTGAGAATATAATCGATCTTTGCTTTAATCCAAACTTAAAGTTTGACCTACCTACTGGTAAACCTCCATATAAACCGCAGCCGAAGGAAGCTGACTGTCAAGCAACTTTATATGCAAACCTACGTAAGTTTGGTATCTTTTTGAAACCAGGTTCGTATCCTCATATGAAACAGTTACAGAGAGAAACACAGTTCGTACAGTTTTTGGAATCTCTTGATCCCGATGATGCTGAGCTCGTCATAGCGATTAAGGATAAAAAGATGCCTTATAAAGGTATCACTCGCGGCCTCTTTGAAGAGGCATGGCCATCACTTGCATCAACATGGGTAGTTCAAACAGATGGGAAAAACAATCAGACGTGATAAGGATTACTGGGATGACGATCCTTATGACTCAAAGTGGAAGAAAAAGAAGAAGAAGATTATAAAAAAGGCGAGACCGAATAAAGTAGATTATGATGATAGATCCAGAGAATACGGCGTTCATAATAGGTAACGGTAAGTCACGGCAGGGGTTCGACTTAACTATACTCAAAGGTAAAGGTGCAGTCTTTGGATGTAACGCTCTGTATCGTGATTTTCAAAGATCTATTCCTAAGTACGATTTACCGGACTATCTTGTTGCTATCGACAGTCCTATCATAACTGAAATAGAGTCATCAGACTTTCCATCATCACGTGTATTGATACCTCCTGAGAATGAACGTTGGGAACCGGTTGAATTACATTGGGGACGTGCAGTCAACAAAAGTTGGAACCCTGCAAGGCCGCGATCAAATGCTGGTGTAAACGCAATCCTTGAAGCAATTAAGAAAGACTATAAACACATATATGTTTTTGGTTTTGACTTTCTTGTGATAGATCAAAATATTGCTATGTCCAACCTCTATGACGGTACAGAATGTTATGGATTAGAAACAAGAGCTAATCTGCAAGATACAAGAAACAGAATGAAGTATCTTGGTTTCGTAATTGAGAATAATCCAAACATAAACTTTATCTTTTGCTATCCTAAAGATATTGGTGATCTGTACAGACCTCAAGCAATCAATAGTTGTCTTACAAACTTTGATGATTTAATTGGTTTACTTTCGGAGAAAAACAGTGTATGATATATTTACATTAGTTATGTTACTGATGTTGCTCGGTTTAGTCTTTCATGCCGGATACCAGTTTGCTATACCTAGGGTAACGGAGAAAGTAATCGAAATGTTACGTGAGGATCAAGTTATCCGATTAGTTGAAGATGAGGACGGTGAAATGGAAATATATAGTGGTTATAAGTTCTATCAGGACAAAAGAAAATGAACATCTTTGTGCTGGATAAAGATCCACATATCGCAGCTCAGATGCACTGTGATAAACATGTTCCTAAGATGATAGTCGAGTCGGCACAAATGTTATCGACCGCTCATCGTTTGTTGGATGGCGAGGAGTATGTCGCTCCATCCAAATCAGGTAAGAGGATGGTTAAGCACTATCGATTATCAGAATATGATGATGTCATTTATAAGGCAGTACACGCAAAACATCCATGTACTATTTGGACAATGCAATCATACGATAACTATATGTGGCATTATGATCTTTTCAAGTATCTGTCTTGGGAGTTCGAGTATCGATTTGGTAAGTTGCATGCCTCATGGGAAAAACTCAAGGACATTCTGAATGTGACACCTAGGAACATCCGTGT